GATAACTGCCATAGATACTGATGAAGGATTTGACTATGCAGTTTTAGGTAGAGATTTAGAAGATTTATATACAACAAATTATAAAGGTAAAGTTTCAGATGCTATTCTTGGTAGATTAATCGCAGGAATACCTAATGAAATAAAATTTTTAGAAGCAGAAAAAATGATAGCTGATGCTCCTTTAGAAGCATTAGAAATGTTGAAAGATGAAAAAGATTTTGTAGGTTTAAATTATGATTCAAGAGTAGAACTAATAGAAAAAGCTAAAAAAAAATTAGCACCTATAGTTAAATCACAATGGGAAATTCATACTGCAAATATAAATGAAGGTAAAGATGTTGAGCCTTTTAATTTAGATTTAGCAGCAGAAGTTTTACCAGATGAAATGGTAAATAAAATGATAACTGCAGAAACTTTACATAGAGAAACTGCAGACAATAGAAAAATTATTTTAAATACTCCTAACGATATTGTTCAACAAGTTACTGAAGAATTTATAGCAGAAGCTAAAGAAAAATATATGCCAAAAGAATTTGAAAGTATTAAAGATCATTATATTGGTATTCTTGAACATAGAAATAAAACTTTAAATTCAGATCCTGTACAATTTTTAATTTCAACTAATACAGAAATAGAATCTTTAGTTGCAGACATAGGAAAAGAATCAGATGCAGGTAATATGGAGAAAGTTACTGCTCTTCAATTAGAACTTTCAAATATATTAATTAATAAACAAAATGAACTTAAAGTTCATCCATCAAAACAAAAAGTTATGACTAACTCTATGGCTAAAAATTTTATTAATAGTTATAAAATGGCATCACAAGAAAAAGATGTTAATAAACAATTTAATATGTTGAGTGCTTTAGAAGTTCAATATGGAGATTTAGAGCCACAAGTTTTTGCACAATTAATGCACGCAGGATTACCACAAGCTGCTAAATTTTTAAGTTCTGGATTTGCAACAAAAGAAGATGCAATGAAAATTTTAAGTCTTGATCAACCAGAAAAAATAGATGCATTAAAAAAATTTTTAAATGATAGTGATGATAGCGATGTAAGTTTTAAAAAAATGAGAACAGCTATTAGACAAAATGGAGATTTTAAAGATATTGAAAATATTATTAGAAGAAATGTTCCTTTTGATACTGGGGAATCTTCAGTAGAAATGGAAAACATTATAGATTTTTTAGCTGTATATGGAGCCAACGAATTTTATGCAGGTGAAGCTAAAACTTTTCAAGAAGCTGCAGAATCTGCTGCATCAATGTTTACTAAAAATTTTGATTTAGAAGATACTTATTATTTTCCTTTAACTTATAAAGATTCTATTACAGGTTTAGCAGTTTCGGGTGGTAAAAAAGATAAAATAATAAAAATGGCAAGTACAATTAAAGAATATTATTTAAAAGATTTTAATGCTGTAGCATTTAATTCAAAAAAAGAAGGAGTTACAGAAGCTAAACTTACAGAAACAATGGAATTTCAAATGAAAGAAAATGGTGAATGGAGAAATACTGCAGACGGAACAGGTATTGTTTATGGAATAGTAATGACTGGAAATACTTTTGCTACAATTGTAAATGATAAAGGAGAAGAATTATATATTCCATTTGATTATAATAAAAATACAGTTCCTGGAACTGATGTTGTTGTTGATACAGATATTGCATCTAAAGTACAAATGTCTAGAGGATATACTAATATAGGTCAAGGAATGAAAGCAGCAGAAGATGTTCTTACTATGGGTCAAAGAACTAACGATATTCCTGCAAGTGTATTTAAAAATAATATAGGTATTTCTGATGTAACATCTGTATTATCAACAAACGCAGAAGCAGCAGAAATAGATAATAGTTGGAGACAAAATGAAACTATAAAAAAAATAATTGAAGAAGATCCTATTATAGAAAAAATAATAATGACAGAAAGTTCTGGAGATCCTAGTGCTGTAAACAAAAGAACAAAAGCAAAAGGATTAATGCAAATTATGAAAAATACTGCAGAAAAAGATACAGGCTTTGGAGTTAATTATAATTTAAGTTATGAAGAATTATCTGATCCAGAAAAAAATGTAAAATATGGAGCAGCATATTATAAAGGTTTAAAAAAATATTTTGGAAACGAAAGAGATGCTTTAATTGCTTACAATTGGGGTCCAGGAAATACTAAAAAATGGTTAAAGAAAGGTGGTAAATTTAAAGACTTACCTAAAGAAACTCAAAATTATGTAAGAAAAATATTAAACTAATATGGCAAACTTTACATTTGGTTTAAACTTAAACGAAACAGCTCAAGAGTCTGGTTATGATCAATTTAAAACAACATTTGGTCAAGCATTAGGTGCTACTTACGAAGAGACTATAAATTTTAATCCTGCAGTAAGAGCATACAGTAGCTATCAAATAGCAACAGCTAAAAATGAATCTGCAAATTCTGGTGCAGAAAAAATAAATAAAGATGAATTAAATAAAGAATACGCAGAGTTAGGTTTATATTTTGATAATGATGAGTATCAATCTGTTGTTGATATTATGGTTGATCAAAAAAAAGAAGAAAGAGAAAGACAAAGTATATTAGAGCGTGGACCACAAGGATCATGGAATCCTTTTTCTAGTGGTTTTTATGTTGGAGCATCAAAGTTAGCAGTAGGTATTGGTGCTAGTTTTCTTGATCCTATTAATATTGGTGCATCTTTTATTCCTGTTTTTGGTCAAGCTAGATTTGCTGCATTAGCAGCTAGAACAACTTTACCAAAAGCTAGAGCAATCAGAGGTGCAGTTGAAGGATCTTTTGGTGCAGCAGTTGTTGAGCCTATTGTTTATAGTTCTGCAAAACAAGTACAAGCAGATTATGGTATAGTAGATAGTTTTATGAACATTGGTTTTGGTACTATTCTTGGTACTGGACTTCATGTAGGTGCAGGTAAATTAAAAGATATTAGAACTGCTAGAAAATTTCAAGAACAACTAATTAAAAATAAAAAAGATTTAGATGCTGGTACTGGTGGAGAACCAGAGTTAAATTTATACAAACAGTATTACCCAGAAAATAGTGACATCATGATGAAGTTAGAAAAAACAGATCCTAGAACAAGAGAGTTATTATTAAAAAAAGCTATAGGTGATGTTATGCAAGAAAACCCTGTAGATGTAACAGGTGTTGTTAATGCAGATGCAACTCTTAGATCTAGTAAAGCAGAAGCACCTACAACTAAAATTGAAGGTACAAAAAAATTAACTACTGATGAATTAGAACTACAAAATTTTAATAACAAAATTATAAATAAAGATGCAAAAGCATTAGAAGCAGATACTCCTATTATAGAACAAAGATTATTAGATTTAAGAAATAAACAAACTGAAAAAGGTTTAAACTACGAACTTAAATCCGAGCCTGGAGAACCTACTGTTCAATCAACAAAAGATGATTTAGATGCAATTAAAACTAGAGAGAAAGATTTAAACGATACTTTAGTAGATCATATTAACTGTATTAATGGGAGATAATCATGTCTAAAAATGTATGTATAACTAGATTACAAAACTTATTAAGAGACTCTTCTTTTACCAATGTAAGAAAAGAAGAAATAATGAATAGTGTTAAGCAAGCTATGGCAGAAAGAAGGCTTACTCGTATTGATGAAATAAATGTAGATGAAATAGCTAAAGATGCTGCATCAAAAATAAAAGCACAAAAAATAATAGATAGAGCAAATGCTTTAAATGATGAAATCATTGCAAGAAAAGAAATAGAATTTATTTTAGATAATTATAAGGGTGTTGAGCAAGAAGGATTGTTAGCATTATTGGTTGGTTCAAGTGAAATAAGAGCAGGTGCAAGAAACTCTGTAGCTAATTTACAGGATACAGTTCAAGCTAATTTAATTAATGCTTTCAAACAAAAACTTCGTAAAGAAGGATTAGAAAAATTATTTACTGATGCAGATCTTCCAACACAAAAAAGAATAGTACAAGTTATGGAAGAAGCTGGCGCAGAACAAACAGATATAGAAAAAAGAGCAGGTATTAAACCACCTATTACAGAAACAAATTCAGATATAAAAAGAATAGGAATATTACTAGAAGAACATTCTGAAGCTATAAGAACAATGTTGAATGATAGAGGAGCAAATATTCCTAAATTGTGGGGATGGGTTGTTAAACATAGTCATGATCAATTCAATGTTAGAAATGCTGCTGAGACTTTAGGAATAAAATTAGATGAAGTAGAAGCAGATGTAGATATGAAAGGTAAAGATGTAAACTATAATAAAAATTACAAAGCATGGAGAAACTTTGTAGAACCAAAATTAGATCAAAGAACTTTTGATACAGTAGAAAATGTAGATGAGTTTATGGCAGAAGTTTATAACTCTTTGGTTGGAAATAAAATACAAATAGCTGATGGTGTAAATGTTTTTGGTTCTAGAAGTGTAGCAAAAGCAGCTAGTGGTAAAAGGGTTTTACATTTTAAAAATGCTGGAGAGTGGTTTACTTACCATGAAAAATTTGGCAATGGTAATCTTCAAGAAACATTCCTTTCTGGTTTGATGACAGCAGGAAGAAATATTGGAATGATAGATAGATTAGGTACTAATCCTAAAAAGAATTTTGAAAGTATTAGAGAAGCTATTTACGATAGTATGCAAGGAAGAGACAGAAGTAAGATTGCTAATTTTAATTCATTTCAAAAATACTGGAATGTAGTTGATGGATCTTTAAATACTGTAGAAAATTTTGCTCTTGCAAAATATGGAGCAATAGGAAGATTAATAGGAAATGTATCGAAACTAGGTGGAGCTGCTATATCAGCTGCAACTGATTTAGGTATCTATGGATCTGAAATGAAAGATCAAGGTGGTAATACTTTATTAGGTGGAATTGCAGAAGCATTTGGTGCGCTTGCAAGAGTTAAAAATACAAAACAAAAAAAAGAAATAGCAGAAATGTTAGGATTAATGCTTGATGGAACTATTCATGATACTGCAGGAAGAAATCAAGTAGGAGATAATTTAAGTAGAAGAGGAACAGAAATACAAAGAACATTCTTTAAATTTAATTTACTTACTTGGTGGACCAACACACTAAAAGAAAATGCTATGTTAGGTATGGCTAACTATTATGCTAGACAAAAAAAATTACCTTACAATAAATTAAATAAACAACTTCAATTATTATTTGAAAAATACAATATAGACTCAAACAAATGGGATGTCATAAGAAAGACAGCTATGGAAACTGCAGATGATGGTATGGAGTTTATTAATATTGGTTTATTAGATCAAGTATCTGATGCAGATATAAAAAAAATTACAGGTATAGAAAATTTAAGTAAAAGAGAAGCACAAATAGAAAAACAAAAGTTTAAATATTCAGTATCTGGAATGATGTTGGATAGAACTTTATTTGCAGTAATTCAACCAGATGCTAGAGTTAAAGGAATAATGACACAAGGAACTTTAGCAGGTACTCCTTTGGGAGAAGCATTTAGATTTCTTGGACAATTTAAAGGTTTTCCTATTGCAATATTTAATAAAGTAATAGGTAGAGATTTAGCTTATATGAGAGCCGGACCAAATCAAGATATAGGTAGAGGTGCAAGAGGTATGGCTGCAACTATAGTTACAACTGGTTTATTAGGATATGCTTCAATGACGGCAAAAGATTTTTTAAAAGGAAGAGAACCAAGAGATCCTGCTAAATGGAACACAGTTATGGCAGCTTTATTACAAGGTGGTGGTTTAGGTTTATATGGTGATGTTTTATTTAAAGAACAAAGAGATGGATCAACTATTATTGCAGGTCTTGCTGGACCAGGCGCAACAACTGTAGCAGATTTATTGTTAGCAATTAATTATGGTATTCGTGGAGAAGGTGGTAAAGCAGGAAAAGCAGCATATAGAGCAGTAAGTAGCAACATACCTTTTATGAATTTATTTTATATTAAGACAGTTTATGATTATTTAATAGGTTTCAATATGATGGAAACTATGTCTCCAGGATCATTAAAAAGAGTAGAAAAAAGAATGAAAAAAGATTATAATCAAGAATATTTATTGACTAAACCATCATCAATGTTTAAAGGTTTTTAGCATATGACTATATCATCAACTACAGTAAAAAATTCGTACTCTGGAAATGGTACACTTGATACCTTCAACTATACTTTTAAAATTTTTGCAGACGCA